AACTGGTAGAATTACGCGGTTAAGTGTCGCTACGTTGCCTGCTGCTGAAGCACCTGTTGAAGCTGCCTCTTTCAAGTATTTACGAGTGTTTTCTAAAACAACACTCATGCTGTTACGGCGATTACCTTCTAGACCTTCAAGAAGTGCATCTTTGGTATCGTCCCAACGGCTCTCTAGTAGTACGTCTGACATTTAAGTCTCCTCTATTGTACTTTATTTTAAGCCAGCAAGTTTGCGGATGTCAACGATGTTATCGTTTCCTTCTTCAACCTGGACTGTTTTTTGTTCTTTATTACCTGTTACTTCAGTACGACTTTCTGTGATAGTTTCTTTCTTTGATTCTTTAATCATTGATTTACCATCTAGTACTGCTGGTAGGTAACGGTCGAAAGCAGTCTGCAACTTTGCAGTCTGTACGCTTTCTAGTAGGTCAGTCATAATCGCTGCCTTATCTTTGTTGAGTGGCTTAAGAAGTGTGTTTAGTGTTTCTTTACGCTCTACATTTTCTTTAATAATAGCAATTTCTTGCTCCTTGCTCTCAACGATCTTAGATTTTTCTTCAAGACTTTCATTGATTTTAGCAACTTCTTCAGCGGCACTTTGTACTGCTGATTCTAGTTCTTTGATCTTTTGATTTTCATTTAAGTGACTTGCTGAAAACTCTGTAGCAAAAGTTTCGAATAGTTTACGTCCGAAAGTATTTTCTTTTGCGATTTGAATATCTTCTTTAAGTTGAGTCATTTCACCTTTTAGATAGCTGGTTACTGCTTCGTTAACAGCCTTGCTTGTGTGCTTAACAAACTTCTCTTTAAGAGAAGCAAACTGCTCACGAGCTTCTTTAACTAGTCTAACTTTAGTTTCTACAACATCTTGACGATCTTTCTGGAAGTCTGTGATCTCTTCAGAAAGTTGTGATGTAACAAACTCTTCGAGTTTGCCAATCAATTCTTGCTGCTGAATTCTTTCAGACTTTAGTTCCTTAATCTCTTCACTAAGTGTTTTAACTAAAAACTGGTCAAAAGTGCCTGCAGATTCTTGCATTTTTGCAACAAACTTAGCACGGTCTTCAGAGATTTGCTTACGCTCTTCAGCGATTTGCTCTAGCTCTGTAGTAAGACCTTCTGTAACCATACGATCTAAGGCTTCAACCATAGTAGATTTATCATGCTCATAGCGTTGTGCAAACTCCTCACGAAGTTCTGCAGTAACCTGTGTACGAGTTTCGTTCATCTTTGCTTCCCATTGTTCAGCAATAGCAGAGCGAGTTTCCTCATTCACAAGGTCGCTATCCAAAAGTGGTTTGATAGCATCTAGCATTTTGATCTCCTAGATCTTTAGATCCCTGATAAGACGAATCATTTCCTCTTTCAGGTATTTTTGTACTTTAGTGTCGTTACTTGCGTCACGAGCCATTTCTAGTACTTTATGCCCCCCACGCATATTAAGTAGTCCTTCGTAAATCGCTACTGGATATGCATTTGGTGCACTGGGTTGTGCCACAACGTCAACTGTGACAATTTCAAAATCAGCAACTTGACCACTGGATTCATTTACGTTTCCACTGCCTCGGCTACTAACTCCTAATTTTACTCCACCGTTGATCATTGTTTTCACAAGTTGACCCATTGGTGTTTCAAGAATCTTTAATTTACCATATCCGTTAGGTCCATCCATCCACATACTTTCAATCATATGCGATACTCGATCAAGGTTAATTTTGAGATCATCTGGATGGTCAACTTCGCCAAGAACGCTGTTGCCTTCTTTAATTTGCTCGTTGATGGTAGTTACAGCATTGGTAATCTCAGAGACAGGGTAAACACGCTTGTTTGCGTTTTCTACCCCGCCCTGGATACAAATGCCTTTCATGTAGAGATCCTTGCCGCCATTAGAATTCTCTGTTGCTTCATAAACAACATTTGCATCCTTAAACGTTAGGTTTTCTCTCAAGTACAACATAGAAATTATGCTTTACTCATTGTTGCGCCACGTGTGTCTGCCGCATCAGTTTGTACTGTTGATTTAGGTGTTGCTCCGCCTGACTCTTCGCCTGTTGGATCGACTGCTTTGCCGCCCATGTCGTTTTTGCCAGCCACTGGACCTGATGATCCATCACCTTGCTCGCTAGTTACAGGTGCAGGAGCCTTTTCCGTATATTCACGGACCATTTCTTCAGTTTCCTCTACTTCTTCAGATTCAACTGCTTCCATTTCATCTTCTTCTTCACCTTCTTCGTCGCCCATGTCCATGTCCATATCCATTTCTGGCTCCATGTCCATTGCGTCGCCGTCGTCAGCATCGTCTGCACCCATAAGTGCTTCAAACTCTGCTTTCAATTCGTCTAATGCATCTTCTAGATCAACAACACGGTCTTCCATGTCGTCATCGCCTTCATGCTCATCTTCCAATGATAGACCTTCTTCATCGGCTTCGATGTCGTCAATCATATCATCGGCAGCATCGCCACCTAGTTCTGCTTCGTCAAAATCTGATTCTTCTACTGCTTCATCTTCTTCGACTGTATCTTCGTCTACTTCTGCAGTTTCTTCAACTTGATCCTCATCTGTGAGACCCTCATAGATGTCACGTGACTTCTCAACCACGATCTCATGGAACAAATCTTTTGCGCCCTGCTCATCTTCTGCGATAAACAGTTCAATCAATTGCTCATACTTGCTTGTCATTTGTATAACTCCTATATTCATAAGGCATTTGTAGTTTTATTTAGTAATAACTATTTATATAGGGTAAAATGCGTACTTTTTGGACTCAAAAATATACTAAGGGTTTATGCTGCTGGCGCAGGTGCAAACTGGCGTCTAATTTCTTTTACAGACTCTTGATATTCGACTGATTTAAGATCGCTAAGTTTGCGCAATTTGCTTAATTGCTCTAGGGTAAGACGTGTCTTACGAGTATCAGTTTTCATAGCCGCTGTGCTATCCTGATACTGCTTTTCTTCTTTTGCCTGTGGATTATCTAATTCAAATAATAACATAAAAGTATTTATCCTAGAAATATGGATCTACATTTAGTGCTTGTGAAAAGATAGCAGGTTCGATATTGCCTCCAGTTGCCACTGCAACTATAGTTTCAGCATTACTAGGATGCTGTCCTGTTAATGCGGCTGCTACTGCTATTGCGCCACCAGGCTCTACAACAATTTTAAAATATTCAAACAGTGTTTTTATAGTTCTAAGTGTGTCTTGTTCACTAATTACTGCACCGCCTGACAAATGTTGTTTCATAATAGGAAAAGTAAGATTGCCAGGTTGACGATTAACAACAGCATCACAAATTGTATGCACGCTAGTATCTGCCACAGTTTCAATTTTACCTGATTCAATACTACGTTTAGTATCATCATAAAATTCAGGTTCTGCACACCAAATTTTTACATCGGGCATCATTGCATGCACTGCTATGCCTAGTCCACTACAAAGACCGCCTCCGCCAACACAGGCTATAACTGCGTCAGGCTTAACACCTTTTTCCATTGCTTGCTGTGCTATTTCTAATCCAACAGTGCCTTGTCCAGCAATTATTCTTGGATCATCAAAACTGGGTATAAGTTCTGCGTTATATTTTTCTGCTAGTTCAGCACCTATTTGTTCACGCGATTCCTCGAAGCGTGTGTATGTCACTATCTCTGCACCTAAACTTTTAGCAATTTCCATTTTATTGGGAGGTGCATCTTTAGGCATAACAATTGTGGCACGAAGCCCTCTTAGTGCAGCGGCTCTAGCACTGCCAAGTGCATGACTGCCACTACTGAAAGCAACAATATGTTTTACGCTATCATCTAAACTATAGACTGCATTTGCTGCACCACGCATCTTAAAAGATCCAGTGTATTGCAAACATTCAGCCTTGACTAGCAATCGCTTCCCAAGTTTATTATTTAAACTAGGAGATTCTAGCAGTGGTGTTTTGAATATGTAAGGATGTATACGGTTTGCTGCCGCTAGGATATTCTCGAATTTTACTGTCATATTTTACTTATGTGTCAGTATCTGCTGGTGTTGTACTTCCGACTGGGCTTGCATCACCAGTTGCGCCTGCTTCACCTGCACCGCCTTCTTCACCGCCACCTGCGGCTGGATCTGCGTCGGCTGCTGGCTCTGCTTGTGGCTCAAATGCATCTATGTCTGCTTGTATACCACCACTGGTTACACCAACACTGCGCATACTAGGCAGTTCACTTTCTACGCTTATGTCCTGATTCTCTTCACGCCATAGTTTACTATTCTCAAGCATCTCTTCCTCAGTCATACCCAAGTAACGTCCCATAAGAAAACGTTTGCTCATATAAGGATAACCTTCCAGTGCTTGGAACGTGTTGATCCGTGCCTGATCCATTTCAGTTTCACGGTAACTACTAAAGTTTTGTGGCTCATTAAAACGCAAATCAAATGTACTGTTGTCAATTTCGACACCACGCCACTTGAGGAACATTTTAAACTCTCTATCAAATGTTGCTGCTACTAGTCTTTGTAGTCTCATACAATATTCATTAAAGCGTTTCTCTTGTATCATCGCTGTACCAACACGACCGTCATTGTATGAACTTGGGCTGTCTTCAAATCCAGTTGGCAAGTAACTACTAGGAATACGCAAGCCACGGAATAGTTTGTTAGTAAAGAATTTTAGATCATCAATCTCACCTAGATTAGTACCGCCTGGCAGTGTATCAACTTTACTGCCTCTGCCTTCTGCTGTTTGTGGAAAGAAGTAATCTTCGTTTGTACTAAGTGGATTGTATGTTGTATCCATGATGTTAACACCGCCACCTGTTTTACTAGGTATACGTCTTTGGTGTATTTCGTTTTTAACACGCTCAACAAAGCTCATAGCCATATGACTAGGCATGTTGCCTACATCAATATAGAATACTCTGCGCTCTGGCGCACGTTGAATACGGTAAATGATAATTGCATCTTCAAGCAGTTCTTTTTGCTTGTATACTTTAAACACTTGTTCTAGTATGCTATTACCAAAGGGCCAGTTAGGATCCAGTCCTTCTGTGAGACTGTTGTGTACAATATGTTCTGCTTCTATGGCTTTTTCGTTTAGCGCACGATCAAAACGTCCTTGCGCACTTGTGCCGCCACTGCCATCATACAAGTTACTAGGCTGAATGTAGCCTCTGTTCTTGTAAAGGTCACCCTGATTGCCGTGATCACTGTATGTATTGGCTGTTGCTGTCAAATTTTCAAAGTTTGGATTAATGTCTTTGATTACATACTGCTCAGGCTTTTTGCCTTCGCTTTCATTAACAATAATCTTTGTTACTTTGTTCATTTCTACCCAGTACCATTCAAAGGTTTCTGGATCTCTGATGAATACTTGATCTCCGTACTTTAGTGTGTTACGGAAAATTTTAAACAATCTTTTGTCAAAGTCGTTAAGGTTGTTCCAGTTAATAAGTTGCTGTTTGATAATTTCAACTTCACTCTCAGTAGGAGTGTCATAGAAGTGAATATCAAATCCTGTGCCATTCTCAGTGTTTGTTTGTGTACAAAACTCCGCAAGAATATCCAGTGCAGCATTAATCTCACTGTCAATATCCATGGTTTCGTACTGACCATAGCGTTCTGTACGATTTGGATGTCCTGAATATACCTCAGGCAAGTGGCTACTATAGTGACTGTACTTTGTACCGTCAGATCCGCCCTGTGTGTTTGTAAGTGGACTTGCGTCTTTTACAACAGTGAAATGTTTTTTCCAACTCATGTCTTATTATACTACCTTATTGCGTATTTACCTAATTTTTAATTGTTATTCAGTGCCGCTACTATTTCGTTGTTGATGCGCACTTGTTCTGCTGCTTTCTTAACTAGATCCTCTTGGACTACTAGTTGTTTTTGTGCAAGTTCATTTGTACCTAGTACCATTTGTGAAAGTCCGCTTAGTCCCTCGCTAATTTGAGTACCCATATCGCCTGGTAGTGCGCCTAATGCTGCGTCAGTAACCCCACCATCTAATTGACTTAACCTACCCTGTGAACCTACATTTGTGTTAGCAACATCCGGGGCTGTGCTTCCTGTGTCTCTAATTTTTGTGCCAAATTTTAATCCTGCACTCTGCAATCCTTGCGCTAGTGCTGTAACTGAATTTGCTAGGGTAGTAAGAGCAGCGGCACCAACATCACTTCTATAACCTGCATCAAACAAAGAACTAATAGAAGTAGCACTTGTTTGCAATGCTTCAGTTAATTTGTTTGCTGCAGTTGCAGCAGGATCTATTGCCATTACAAAATCGCCGATTGCTCCGTTGGATCTAGTTGTTAGTTCTGCTAGGACGTTATCAACGACACCGCCATTGACTTTATTCATCAATTCAAACTGGGCTTGAAAATTCTTTTCTGCCATTTGTACAAAACTGTTTGTACTTCCAGCAACACCTAATTTTACCAAATCAGCCAAACCCTCTGTCTCAGAAATTATTGCACCACTGCTTTTAGCAATCTGTTGCAGTGCTTCTAGACTAGGCTTAACATCGCCACCACCTTGTATTGTAGTTATAGTATCACTAATTGCACCTGTGAGTGTTGGTAACATTGCTGCTTGCATGTTACCTGCTTTTGTGACTGGGCCACCAAATGCAACAAACTCTTTAATAAACTGTGTTGCCTGTGGAAACTGTGCGCTTAGTGCTTGTACTGCTTCACGTTCTTTTTGGCTCATACCTAAAAGCACAGCGTTCATTTGCGCATCCTTGCGTTGCATGCGCATTTTTTCTTTTTCTTGTTCTATAGTTGTTCCGTTTATTGCTGCTAGTGCTTTTTGCTGCACAGCAAGATCAAATGCACCTTTGGTAGCCTCATCTAAAGTAACTGCATTATTGTATACACCCGGTGTACCTTCTGCAATTGCTGCTAGGTATTCTGCTGTGTTGCTGCCTATTTCTTCAAATGTAAAACCCATGCGTTGAAAAGCATCACCATAGTCTCTAATTACTCTTGCATTTGCATTTGAAAACTGTGCTGCACCTTCTGTAGTTGCCATGCCAAACATGCTAACCTGTTCTCTGTTTTTTTCAAGAACATTATTAAACTGCCCCATTGTAAGTCCAGCAGTGTGTGCAAAGGTTCTAAAGTTAAGCATGCTTTGTCCAAACAGCGCACCATTGTTGGCTGCTTTTCTGTATTCCTGACCCATCTTGTCGAGATCACCAAGTGCAAGTCCTCCAACGAATGTGAGCATTTTTGCACCCGCCGCTGCAACACCAACACCAAATGCTCCAACTATGTTTCCGGTTGCTCCAATTGCTAATCCTAAACCACCCAGTGCACCGGATAATTTGTCGCCTACTGTCGTCAACATAGCCGCTAAACCAGTACCAGGTTTCTCTATGTCAATACTGCTTACGCTATTAGCAAAACTACTAA